ACTCTTTGGTAAGTCCCCCTGAACCCTTTAACCTTTCAACACAGTATTGCATTACCGCTTCTGCGGGATTTGCCATCCATTTTTTACCTCTTGCATTGCTTTGATAAGTTCAGGCTGCCGTTCCGTATCGTATTCATTGAGCGCCCTTTCATGCGCCCATTTGCGCTGTGATACTTTGTCCCTGCGATCCATTTCATCGCAGATGCCTTTGAACAAAAAGACCCAAAACAGACAGGTACAGATAATCACTAATAAGATTGACAGCTTGTCACTAATGGTTGTTTTGTCCATGTTTCCCCCTGTATATCCGCCAGAACGCCCAGCAGATATTGTTAGTTTTTATTGTCCCCTTGCATGTCTTTCCAAGATGAGGCGCAATCTCATTCTCATAATATTTGCAATCCTCGCAGGTGTCGTGGTACAGCGAGCTTAGATAGTCGTGTAACTGCTGTTTTTTTATTTCTTTTCTCCTTTGGGTATCTTCAAGCCATTCCTGTCTGTTCATGCTAATCCTCCTAATTGGCTATATGTATCGTTTGATAACGTCTGAACAGCGTCATTTGCACGGCAGGAATTGCAATATATCCGAGGCGTGCCGTGTCCGGTATAGTTGATACGCATCCGATGGCTTTTCCGGCACATCGGGCATATACATATGCGCCATTTGCCGTTCTCGGACTTTATTGTTTTGCCAGTGGTAGTCTTGCGATATTCCTTTTTATACTTAATACGGCGTATTCTGCCGCATTGAAGGCAATATTTACGGGTAGGGAAGCTGCTGGAGATATCAGCGCCGCAATCGAGGCAGGTTCTGGTGATTATAGAAGTGTGTAATAAATCATTATCGTTTATCATGGTATATGTAATAAACTATATTTATTTATCTGTCAAGAAATATTTTTACTTTTTTTTAAAATATTTTTTCAGAGGGGAATGAAGGTGGTTTTGAGTTAAGAATTAAAAAGCTGCGGGGTTGACAGAAATAATACCTTGTGTTATATGTAATACAAGTAATACACAAGGAGGGTATATTATGGCTCAAACGATTAATGTAAGGATACCGGATGATATAGCGGTCCGGCTGGTTTACCTGGCAGAGAAAACAAACAGGTCTAAAAGTTTTTATCTTAAGGACATGCTTGAAAAGTATATTGATGAATATGAGGATGCATATCTTGCATTGGACAGGCTGAATAATAAGAACGCCCGGTATTTACCTACCGAGGAAGTAGAGGCCGAACTTGGATTATAAAGCGGTCTGGCATGAGGAAGCGTTACAAGACCTTAAGCAATTAGACAAGGCAAGACAAAAGGCAATAATCGAGAAAGTGAAAACGTATCTTGTAAAAGACCCGCTCAACATCGGTAAGCCGCTGCAAAAGCAATTCAAGGGGTTGTATCGCCTAAGATTTGATGATTATAGGATCAATTATGCCGTTGACAGGGAAAACACGAAGGTTATTATAACGAGGGTCGGACACAGGAAGGAGGTTTACAGGTAAGGGCTTTACTCTCTCTCTCTCTCTCTCTCTCTCTTGAAAAAGCAAGACAAGGGTATATTTTGGGCTTTGGCAGTGCATTATGCTTTGTTAGTTTGTATTTGCCATAAGCAATGTATTCTTCCAGTAGCCCGGCATTTTTTAGCATATAATATAATTCATGGTGTTCTGGTGGCGTGTATTCAGGTATGATTTGTATATCGTCGTAGTATATTTTGATGGTGCATTTAATCGGTATAAGATGTATTACTTTTCTTATGTGCTGGATAACCTTGCTGTTGTCGTCCAGCTTCATGCCCCTCCACTGCATTTGTAGCTCCCCCGCTCCTATTGTATTTAGTATCATGGATGTATTCCGCATATTCTAAAATTTCTTTTTGCCATTGTTCTGGCAGGTCATTGCAGACCTCATATATTTTTTGACAGATGGATATATTATTTAGAGGTTGAAAAAGAACCATTTCATCTACCCCTAAACAGTTTGCAAATTCGGGTATTAAATTTATTATTGTAGTTCTTTTCCTTAAAGCATTATTTATTTGTTGTGGATGTTTGTTCATTTTTTCTGCTATTTCTTTCTGTTGTATACCTTTTTCCGCTAATATTTTTATTATATTTTGCCTGACAATATCTTCAAATTTGAATCCACTTTTCTTTTTCATGTTGTCAAAAATGAACTATAATAATTTATTTTTGTCAATTGTCGAAATTTATTTATTTTGTCCTTGACAAGTAAACGAATATAGTTTATTAAAATATCTATGAAGAAAAAACGAACTGGAGAACAAAAAAGATTAGCAGAAGCGGTGGAAGTAACACCTATATATCTTAATGCTATTTTGAGGAATCGGAGAACAGCATCAATATCGCTTGCCTTAAAAATTGAAGAGAAGAGCAATGGTAAATATAAGGCTGTTGATCTGCGTCCCGATTTGAAAAGTATCGTTAAGAAAGTGATTAACCTGTAGTCCATACCCTAATTATGAACCGTATGGATTACAACCGCAAGCAAGTTAAATTAATGAGGGTTTATTGACCATCGATAGCCTTACATTCACCATCGAGAAAATCATGCGTGATTTGATTCACAGGCATGGTACACAGGGAAATGTAGCCCGCAAGATTGGGATTGCGGAGGAATCATTCAGCCGGAAATTATCAGGCCAGGCCGGCTGGATGCCACAAGAAATAGCGGCGATATTAGCTGAGGGCGGTTATACTCTGATTAAGTCGGAGGAATTAACCGCCCTTCGTGTTTTTGCAAAGAAGGGGTTAGAAACACATGGCACGGCCTGAACGTCATGATGCTGATTACTTCCCGTTTTATGTTAAAGAAGGGAAAACGCTGTTTATTCTTGAGTCTAAATATGGTCTACAAGGAATAGGGTTTTTTACCAACTTAATGCGGTTTCTTACCAGACAAACCGACCATCATATAAATATAGCCGATGAATCAGACAGAATTTATTTTTTTGCACAGATTAAGTGTCCTGAAGACATAGGGATGGACATGATTAACTTGATGGTAAAAACTGGTAAAATTAACAAGGAGTTATGGACTAAATATAAAATAATAGCATCGGAAGATTTATTAAAAAGTTTAGAACCTGCATACAAAAATCGTAATAATAAAATCATTTCAATTGATGAAATTATTAAAAATGTTGAAAACAGGGAAAAAACGGATTGTAATGAATTGAAATCACAAGAGAAACACCACATTGTTGAAAACTCAAAAGTCCGTGTTTCACCCCTGATTAATCCCATAACTTACCAAGATAACCCCATAACTTACCGTCATAATCCACAAAGGAAACTAAAGGAAACTAAAGTAAATAAATACATACAGCAGGGTAAACCTGCTGATGTGTGTGACAAAAATATTTTGATATGCCCACACAAAGAAATCATTGACCTCTATCACAGCATACTGCCCGCACTGACCCCAATAAAAGAGTGGACAGAAGAACGGCAGAAGTTGCTGCGGACTCGCTGGAAAGAGAAGACCGAAAGACAGTCTTTAGACTGGTGGAAGAACTTTTTCGAGGATGTCAGGAGATCAGATTTTTTGACAGGCAAAGTGAACGGATTTAAAGCAGACCTTGAATGGCTGATAAGACCGAAGAACTTTATAAAAGTCCTGGAAGGGAAATATCGAAATAACAATGCACAAAGTAATAATAAAACGGACGACATTATCGACCGTGCCTTGAGGGGTGAAATATGACGCAAATTGTTAGATGGAAGGAAATTGTCGGCGAGGAGAACATCGACACATTTACAAAAATCCAGAAGGCCATATTATATGCGGAACGGAATGGGCAGACGGAAAATGATGTGTTTGCAAAGATGAAAGACCGCGAGGATAACGTCGAGATGTGGAAAACCAAAAGAAGGCTCATGCGCTTCTGCGGATATGCCGGCATGGGCAAGCATGTCGGCTGGTACAGGGCATATATCGATGGCAATGAGCTAAAATTTATGACCACAGCCGGATCGGACAGAGTTTATATTTCACTGTCTAAGTTTATGGACATGAAACGGCAGCAGCAACAGGAAGCAGACGAAGCCGATTACTACGGCGAAACACAGAAATTAATCAAGGACTTGGCACACACCAAACCTACCAACGGCACAGGACAGAAAACATGCAGGGTAACACCTAAACGCAGGGCAGACCTTGACGGCTTTACCCACGAGGAGGATTGATGCAGCAGAAATATATAATACTTGGCGATCCGCGACCGCAGGGCAGACCGAGATTTTTTAAGCGCGGTAACTTTGTCGGTGCTTACGACCCGAAAGAAAGCAGGGATTATAAACAGACTCTTGCAGCACAACTGGCAGCGCAATGTCCTGAATTTGCAGAGCAGGGCAGGGCGGTGTCGCTGGAAATTGAGTTTGTGTTTGCAAGGCCAAAGTCGCTGCCTAAACGGGTTGAGGACCATGTCAAGAAGCCGGATTTGGACAATCTCATCAAGGCCTTTAAAGATGCGGCAAAGGGTATTTTATGGCACGATGATAGCCAGGTGGTGCAGATGACCGCACGCAAGGCATACGGCGATAAGCCCATGATAATAGCCGAGGTCAGGGCATAATGTCAACGGGTAAGAGGCTAACAACATTAAGGGTAAAAGTGCCTGTACTTGATACGCGATGCGCCTCTGCGTTATCGGCGGTTGAGCGCATACGAGGCTATAAATTAACGCACGCCTATGATCTGATGTATGTGGCGTATTGCTGGAATCGTTTCTTTACTGGCAATAATGTGAAAAGGGCTTTTCCAAAAGACTATGTGTTCTATTTGGAAGGCACACCCATAAAGCGAAGGGGATAGGGCCACTGACATGGATAAGCTAATCGCCATCATCAAAGACCTCGTTGCCAAGGCCTTCTATGGCGAGTTGACCATTAAATTCGAACACGGTAAGATAGTCCTGATAAGGAAGACAGAGAACATGAAACCATAACAGGCAACAACACAGCACGACTGGTATCGGAACAACCGGGCCAATGGGAGCAATCCTGTTGGCCTTTTTTTATCGGAGAACGCATGGCAACAGGCTTTGAAAAGTATCCTAAACTGTATGGGTCGACAAGGTGGAGAAAGCTCCGGGCGCTGGTCCTCAATGAAGAACCACTGTGCCGTCTGTGTGAGCGCCAAGGCAAGACGACAGCGGCGGATACGGTTGACCACATCAAAGAGCACGAGGGCAACGTGGCGCTGTTCTTCGATAGGGATAACCTGCAGCCGCTTTGCGCTTCGTGTCACTCAGGGGTCAAGAGGATGGCCGACAGGCATGGATATAGTCAGGCGTGCGGGGTGGATGGGCTACCGATAGATGAGGGGCATCCGTGGCGAAGGTAACTATCACATATGACGGGGCCGTCGCATTCTTTCAGCTTCTGCGAACGCTTAACCGCGCTGGCAGTCGCAATTTAGTGGCCGACAAATTGGCATAAGGGGTCAAATGTGGAAATCATAACCAAAAAACTGAAACTATCACAGATCAAGCCAAATCCTCAAAATCCCCGAAGAATCGGCAAAACCGAGATGGAACGCCTCGTCAAATCGCTGCAAGAATTCCCCGAAATGATGGAACTCCGGGAAATCGTCATTGATGAGAACAATATCATCCTCGGCGGTAATATGCGGTACCGGGCGTTGAAGCAGATCGGCGAAAAAGAGTGTGTTGCCAAGATCGTGACCGGCCTCACCCCGGAGCAGAAGCGGGAGTTTGTGATTAAAGACAATAGTGCTTTTGGATCGTGGGACATGGACGCTCTTGCAAACGCTTGGGGTGATTTGCCCCTTATCGATTGGGGGGTGGATATTCCGGCGGATTGGCTGACGGGCGGGGCCGGAACGGGCGACCCTGCCGACGCCGAGCCACAGATTGACCGGGCCGAGGAACTGAATAAGACCTGGGGCGTGAAATCGGGCGACCTTTGGCAGATCGGGGAGCATCGGCTCCTATGTGGCGATTCAACGAAGGCCGAGGACGTGGGGCGGATTATGGGCGGAGAAAAGGCGGATTTATGTTTCACTTCGCCGCCGTATGCAGCCCAAAGAGAATACCATATAGGAGATTTTGATTGGTTGAAGTTAATGACAGGCGTTAGCGAGCAAGCAATATCCGCGTGTAGAGAAAATGCGTCCATCCTTGTGAATTTAGGCCTTGTCCATGTTGACGGAAAAGTATCGCGCTATTGGGAACCGTGGATTGATTGGATGGAGGAAAATGGACAGCCGCTTTATGGTTGGTATGTTTGGAATAAACAAAATGGTTTGATGGGAGATTGGCATGGGAGACTCGCCCCAGCCCATGAGTGGCTTTTCCATTTTGCAAACAAGCCAGCGAGGGCAAACAAGACAGCGGCAACAAAATATTCAGAAAGCGGCGTAACTCATTATAAAAAAGATAAAGTTGGGTTGCGTAAGAAGGATGGGAAGTTAAATGGCTTCACAATGGCCGGGCAATCTGTAAATGCCACAAAGGTTATTGACAGTGTAATCCGTTGCCAACCACAAAGGGGAGGCATCCCCGGGCACCCTGCGCCTTTTAGCGTGGAATTTGCTACCATATTGGCGGAAGTATACAGCGCGAAAAATGGAATTATCTATGACCCCTTCCTCGGCTCCGGCACCACAATGGTCGCCTGCCAAAACCTAAACCGTAAATGCCGGGGGATTGAAATCAGCCCGGATTATTGCGCCGTCATCCTACAGCGCATGACCGACGCCTTCCCCGGTATTGAGATCCGGAGGATCGACAAATGAAAGGCCGTAAACCCCTGCCGACGAAACTCAAACTGCTCTGTGGAAATCCCGGTAAGCAGAAACTCCCCAAAGGCGAACCCGAACCCGACAGCAATATTCCGGCCCCACCTGCCGTCCTGAACGACTACGCCCTTGAGGAATGGAACCGGGTGACGCCCGTGCTCCTCGCCCTCGGTCTTATCTCCGACCTCACCGTTCCGGCGGTCATCGCATACTGTGATGCCTATTCCGATTGGAGGACGGCGACAGAGGAATTGAACAAAATAAGAAAGGGCAAGGGTGGCGCAATTACAACCCTGATACAGCAGACGACAAACGGGAATATCATACCGAACCAACTCAAACTCGTGGCGAAGGCCGCAAGGTCCGACATGATCAGATATGCAACGGAGTTCGGCGGCACAGAGATTGCCAAGATTCGTCTTGCCATTGATCCTGGCAGGGGCAAGAAGAAAGCGTTTGAAGGATTGATAAATGGCGGAAAAAAGTAGCGAGCGCGTAAGAAAGATAATCAGGTTCATTGAGAAGCTTAATGTCCCCTCTGGCAAGGGCGCGGGAAAACCGTTCAAGCTCCGTCCCTTTCAGAAAAAGTTCATCCAGGATGTTTACGGGCCGGAGAAAGCCGACATCCGAATTATCCGCCGGGCAATTCTGGCAATGGGGCGTAAGAATGGAAAATCCGTCCTTATTGCGGCCCTTGCCCTTGTCCATCTTGTCGGTCCCGAAGCAGTGATAAACGGGGAAATCTATTCGGCAGCGAATGACCGGGACCAGGCAGCGTTGATATTCAAATATGCGGCGCAGATAGTTCGCGGCACTCCTGAGCTGCTTGAATACGTCAAAATCGTTGACAGCACAAAGACGATGGTCTGCTTCATGAACGGGTCAATATACCGTGCCGTATCCGCCGAAGCAGGAACAAAGTTCGGCCTTAACCCCACGGTCGTAATCTATGATGAGCTTGCACAGGCAAAGAACCGGGAGCTATACGACGCCCTCGATACCTCAATGGCGGCCCGCGAGGAACCGCTTTTCATTGTCATATCCACACAGAGCAACGACCCGCAGCACATTTTGTCTCAACTCATCGATGACGGCATATCCGGGCGCGACCCGACAACCGTGTGTCATCTGTACGAGATCCCCGAAGATGTCGACGTGTTCGACGAGAAGAACTGGAAGAAGGCGAACCCGGCCCTCGGTGATTTCCGGTCCCTGTCAGAGATGCGGACGGCTGCGAAACGGGCAAAGCGTATGCCCTCCTTTGAGGCCGCTTTCAGGAATCTTTACTGCAACCAGCGGGTAGATGCCAAGTCGCCATTGATAGCCCGCGCCGAGTGGGAAGGATGCAAGGGAGAGGCGGCGATTGAACCGGGAGCAAGTATTTACCTTGCCCTTGACCTGTCGGGAAAAATAGACCTTACTGCGCTTGTGGGTGTGTCAGACGGAGACAGCGACGCTATCAAGGCGTGGTTCTGGAAGCCAGGCGATACCATCCGCGAACACGAGAACCGCGACCGAGTGCCCTACTGGACATGGAAACGGCAGGGCTACATCGAGGCCACACCGGGCCGGGCCGTGAACTATGATTTCGTGGCCGAACGCCTGGCAGGGATAATGAAAGAGTACAACGTCCTCGGCATGGCCTATGACCGATGGAGCATTGACGACTTTTTGAACGCCTGTAACCGTATCGGCCTCGATGCGTATGTTGACGGGAAGGACGAGCCGCGGGCAGGGGCTTTGCGTCTTGTACCCTGGGGGCAGGGATTCAAGGATATGGCGCCGGCTATCGATGCGATGGAGGTGTCCATCCTGGAACGCAAATTATCCCACGATGGCAACCCGGTATTGACGTGGAACATCAGCAACGCAATGAGCATAAGCGATCCGGCGGGCAACAGGAAACTCGACAAAAGCAAAACCCGCTTCCGAATCGATGGCGCTGTTGCCCTTGCAATGGCTATCGGGCTTAAAAGCCGGGATATGTCGAAGATGCCGGAACCGAGCGCCTACGAAGACCCCAACGCGGAGGTAATGACATTTTGAGCACCTTACCCAACAAAGAACTTCTCCGGCCCGATGAAAAGGAGGACATACATTGACCCAATTACAGCTTCGGGGATGGAAAAGTATCTGTAAGGTCCTCGATGTGAAGGACAAGCGGACGGCAAAACGCATCTTGAAGAAAATGAAACTCTTGGTGTATGATGAGAAGACGCCGGTACTGAGTATAGAGGCATACCGGGAAAAAGAAAAAAGTTCATGATGTATGCATTTTGTACCCCTTTTGCTACCATTTTGTACCCCTAATGTACCCCTAATGTACCCCTGACCGCCTTTGATTAAATGAGCATATGCTCGTAACCTGTCCTTAACGAGTTTCACCGCTTTCTCGCGAGGACGGGTGACATGAATTGAGTATAAAAACATGGTTTAAAAACCACTTTTCACCGAAAGCACGCATCTCAGAATACATCCAGCAAAAACTGCTTGAGATTTACGGCGGGGGCTCCACCTCCTCGGGTGTATCTGTCAATTCCGACACCGCGATGCGCCTCATCACGGTTCAAAACTGTGTCCGCGTTCGAGCCGCGACGATAGGGCAGCTTCCTTGCCACATCATGGAACGCTCAGGAAGAATGCGGAACAAGGCCGAGGATTTTTATCTCTATGAACTTCTCCACGATCAGCCCAACTCATGGATGACCTCTGCGGAATTTTGGGCCATGGTCGAAACCTTCATCTGCATGAGGGGCAACTTTATCGCCTACAAAGCACAACTCCCCGGCAGGCCGATAAAGGCACTTATCCCGATCAGTTGGGACAGGGTGACGAAGTGCGAGCAGCACGAGGATTACTCCATAACTTACGAAATCAGTTTCAAGGACGGAAAAACCCGGACATATAACCAGAATCAGATCATGCATATCCGGGGACTTTTGACGCTGGACGGCTTTACCGGCGTCAACCCGATTGAGTATTCCAGGGAGACGATGGGGAACGGAATTGCGCAGGTAAGGCACCTCGGCAAATTCTTCGGCAAAGGGATGAGGCCCGGTGCCGTGGTCAAGCACCCTCTAAACCTCAGTGCCCCGGCACATTCGAACCTCAAGGCCAATCTCAAGGAAAAGATGGCCGGCCTTGGGACCCATTGGGATCTTGTCTTGATTGATGAGGCCATGGATATCGTCTTTCCCGAAATAAAGCTCGTCGACCAGCAATACATTGAGTTGATGAAAATGAACGAGGCGCAGATTTGCGGCCTCTATCGTGTCCCCTTGATGCTCATTCAGTCTGGGGACAAAACCCCGACATACGCCAGCGCAGAGCAGTTCATGATCAACTACCTGACCATAGGCGTCACTCCGGACGTAACCAATTACGAAAAGGTAATCCGCAGGGATATTCTGACCCCCGAAGAACGCAAGAAGTATTACGCGAAGTTTGAGACAAAGGCCCTTCTCCGTTCCGCATTCAAGGATCAGATGGAAGGCTTTCGAATAGGCATCAATACCGAGATATACAGCCCCAACGAGGTAAGGGAATTCATGGATATGAACCCCTACGAAGGCGGCGACGAATACCGGACCCGTACCAGCACTGTGAAGGATAGCAAGGGGGATAAGGGTAATGAACCTAAAGTACAGGAATAGCAAGACCGCCGAAGCCGTGGCGAAATTTTGGAACAAGCCGCTGGATAAGCCAGATTGGTTCAAGGTTCAGGCTATTTCCGACGACGAAACCGAGATCATGATCTATGACGTGATAGGCTGGCCATTCATCAGCGCCGATGAATTTGTCCGCGCTCTTGCGGGCATCACCGCAAAGACCGTTACTGTCCGCATAAACAGCCCTGGGGGGGATGTTTTTGACGGCATGGCCATTTTCAACGCGCTCAAGACCTATAACGGCAAGGTGGTGACCCGCATCGAGGGTATAGCCGCATCCATGGCCAGCGTGATAGCCCTCGCCGGCAAGGAAGTACAGGCCTACGCCAACACCATGTATATGATCCACGAACCCTACGCCTTTACCGCGGGCAACCAGTATTCCCTCCGCGAACTCGCCGATATCCTCGAAAAAATGTCCGGGCAGATGATCGATATTTACTCTTCGAACGCCTCTCCCGGTAAACGTGAGATCGCTCAGATGATGAAAGACGAGGCCTGGCTGACCGCGAAAGAGGCTAAGGAAAAAGGTTTCATCGACACGGTTCTCGACGGTAAGGGCGCAAAAGCCCAGTTTGACCTGTCCATGTTCTCGAACGTGCCGGACGGGCTGGACGGCAGCAGGGAAGGCGGAGAACTGACGGAACGAGAAATAGAGCGTGCCCTGCGGGATGCAGGCGCAAGTCGCTCTTTTGCTAAATCGGTAGCTGTGGGACGCAGCGCCGGCAATGACGGCGATCAGCGGGACGTTGAAAGCCTGAAAAGTAGCATCAAAGCAATGATAACAACATTCCAAGGAGGAAAATAATCATGGATGAGCTGAAAAAACTTATTGAAGCTCTCGGACGGGCTTTCGAGGAATTTAAAGCCGAGAATGACAAACGCATCAAGGAAATCGAAAACGGTCGCAATGACCCGGTTCTCGCTGAGAAGGTCGAGAAAATTAATGCTGAACTGTCGGCCATGTCTCAGGTCAAGAAACAGCTTGAGGCCCTGGAAACGGCTGTTGCACGCGGACAGTTCCCGGGTGGCGGGGCATCAGCTGTCGATGTGGCAAAGAAGGCCCACGCGGAAGCCTTCGACAAGTGGTTCCGCAAGGGCACCGGCGAGGCCGAGCTAAAGGATCTTCAGATCCAGGCATCGGCGTCAACCCTGTCCGATCCTGACGGCGGCTTTACGGTCCCCGAGGAAGTGGAAACCGCCATTGACCGCGTTGCACAGACCGTTTCCGCAATGCGTCGTATCAGCACCGTGAGAAGTATCAGCACCGATACATACAAGAAACTCGTCAACCAGGGCGGCGCAACGTCCGGCTGGGTAGGCGAGAAGGGCGCACGTACCGAAACCGGAACCCCGACCCTTGCCGAGATAGCCATCAACACCAAGGAACTCTACGCCATGCCTTACGCGACACAGCAGCTCCTGGATGATAGTCGCGTTGACATCGCCGCATGGCTGGCCGACGAGGTTGCCATAGAGTTCAACGAGGAAGAAAGCGAGGCCTTTATCAGCGGCTCCGGCGTGGAGCAGCCCAAGGGCATCGCCGCATACACGATGGTCGCCAACGCCTCCTACGTATGGGGCAAGGTCGGCTACATCGCTGGTGGCCATGCTTCCCTGCTTAACAACGCCGACAAACTTATCGACCTCCAGCATGCCCTTAAGTCGGTCTACCGCAACGGCGCTGTGTGGCTTATGGCTGACAGCACGTTGAACGCCATCCGCAAGCTCAAGGACGGCGAAGGAAATTACCTTTGGAGGCCGGGCCTTGCAGAGAACGCACTCGACACCCTTCTCGGGAA